TGTTGTAGTTGTAAATTGTCCACTACTCATGATATAACTTCCACTTGTATTAACTGGTATTGATGTGTATGTACCTGTTTTTGTATATTGTTGTGCACTGTATCTAAATATACTACTTGAAAAACTGGCAACATTTGTAGAAGTATATTGTACTTGACCACCACTTGTAATTGTGAATGTTATTCCAGATGTGTCTCCTATATTTTCAATAAACAATTGCCAACCGCTATCATTATTATTTCCTCTAAGAGTTATAATTTCATCAAGTGTTGAATTGTCAGTTCTAGTAATTGTAATAACTATTTTAGCTTCAAAATATCTAATATTGGCAGTTGCAAAAGATAAACCTGTAACATTTGTAGCACTACTTATATTATTTGCAGCAATAAATGAACCACTAAACAAGCTAGAAACTCCTAAATTAACATTGGGTGTATTTAAACCATCTCCTATATTAAGGGTTTTTTGTATACCCATACCGCCTTCTACAATTAATGCTCCAGTACTATCACTTGTTGAATCAGTTGTATTTGTAATAGTTAAAATTTCACTAATGGTTGTAGTACCACTTGGTAAAGTAAATGTATTGAAACCACCAGTTACATAAATAGCTGTTACTTGGTAATTTAATTTAGTTGATAACCAATTAGAGTGTGTTGTAGACGTAGAATATTGTAATTGACCAGCAGCTGTAATATTAAATGTAATGTCTATAGTATCACCCAAGGTAGAAACATAAATATACCATCCAGCATCTCTTTGAATACCTTCAATAGTAAACTGAGCATTATAATTACCACCTGCGCTTCGAGCCACTGTAACACTCATTAAAGTAGTAAAAGAACGATAAACATTGGTTGCAAATGCTAAACCTGTTATATTTTGAGTTGTAACTGGTCCATTAGCTGCATCAAATGTGCCACTACTTGTTGAACAAACATTATTAAGAATAACACTACCACCAACGTTAACACTCTTACCAATACCAACACCGCCAGCTGTAACAATACTACCATAACTAGCTGAATTAGCATCTGTGGTACCTTGGACTGTTAAATTTTGAGTAACCAAGAAATTACCAGAGGTGGTAGGTGCTGGTTGGATATAATTTCCAGAAATAGAATAACTAGTTGCTTTATAATTTAATGTACAACTAATCCAATTAGTAATATTGGTAGATGTATAATAAATTTGACCAGTATTATCAATACTAAAATTGATTCCTGTTACGTCACCAATAAAAGTATCATCTATAGCCCATCCAGATGTATTTTGAATACCATCAATTGTATAATAAGCATATCGATTATCTGCACCACTGTTTGCTAACAATTGAATCTGAATATTTAAACTAAATGAACGAATATTTGCAGTTGGGAATATTAAATTAGTGATAGCTGTTGGTGTGCTTACATTATTACTTGCACTAAAAGTACCTACAATATCATTTGAAATACCGCCCAAACTAATAGATTGTCCTACAGCCATGCTTTTTCCAACCGCTAAACCTCCAGCTACAGTTAAACCACCACCTTGAGTAAAAGAACTCACATTTTCCGTTGAGGTCAAAGACATACTGTTATATACATATTGACCAGTTGTAGAATTCAATGAATTTGTAGTACCTATAATAGATATACCAGTTGCACGAATTGTTCCATTAACATCCAATGTATATTGAGGACTTGTTGTATTAATACCAACCATACTTGAACCTGCTGTTCCATAATAGAGTGTACCAGTAGTTCCAGTCCATTGACTTCCAATATAAGGAGCTCCATTTTGTGATAAACTTCCAGTAAAATTAATATTACCAGCTGTTAAATTAGATATATTTGATGTTCCAGCACTTAAATTAACAATTCTAGAATTGGTTGTTGTTTGATTAGTTGAGAAAAGTGCGCCGGTAGTTACACTTGTACTTATTCTAGCAGACCCAACAACGTCTAAATTATTTGTCGGATTGCTAGTACCAATACCAACAAGATAACCACTTCCTGTAGTTCCATAATACAGAATGTTTCCATTTGTTCCAAGCCACTGACTTGACACATATAGTGTCCCATTTTTATATAATTCTCCAGTAAAGTTAATATTTGCTGCTGTGATACCTGTAGATGCATTTAACACACCAACAGTTATATTAGTTGCTGATTGGTTAACATTGTATAAATTAGCCGCACTAACAGCTGTAGTTGATGTACTTCCTGCAATCACAGCATTTCCTTGACCTGTAATACGCAGCAATTCATTTGAAGTTGTAGCACTTGTTGCTGCATAAAAAATATGACTTGCAGCAGTATGTTCTACTTGGTAACGTAAGGTTCCAAATGCTATACCAAAACCATAAAACTGATTCAAATTGTTCCCGGTATCATACAGTACAACTTTTCTATTTTGAACTGTGTTTCCAAGATATAATTGTCCAAATGTATTCGATGTATTTATATGAAGAGATGCACTTGGAGATGTACTTGCAATACCGACATTACCACCAGTTGTAAAAATATTACCTATTGTGTGAGAACTATTGGCTGCTATTAAATTACTTCCTGTTGGTACTACAACATTGGAACTGTTAATAGTTAACTTTGGATTAGCTTGGTCATTCCAGCCTGAGAAAACTATTGGAGTGTAAGAACTTGAATCTCTTGTAGCATTACCTGATTGAATAACTGTACTGGCACCATTATTATAGTTACTTGAAATTTGAATAGACTGAAGTTTAATAGGGTTCATGTTATTAGACCCACCTCTTACATCTAATACTCCTCCTAAAAATGTATCCTGTGCAACTGCTAACCCACCATTTAACGTAATACCACCACCTGAAGTATAACTTGTTGCATTAGAATTAGTTGTATCTTTTACATCAATACTAATACCACCAACTAATTGCATAGCACCTGTACTTGAGTTAGAACTATATCTTGTGTTATTAATTGTAACATTCATTGGAGAGTTCACATATACTTCACCTCCTACATATAAGTCACCTACTATACCTACACCCCCAGATACTTTTAATGCACCAGAACTCGTATCAGCTGCATCTGTTGTAGCTGTGATAGAAACACTGTTGTCACTTGCGTTAAAAATAACAGGATTACTTGTTTTATTTCCAGCAGCAATATTAATAGGTACAGATGCTATACTATTTAGATAAACACCATTTTGAAAAACAGTACTATTACCATTATTGAAGCCAAATGAGGCTTGTGACGTTCCAGAATTATTTAAAAATCTAATAGATGAACCTCCTGACGCGTTTGTATTTTGAACTAGAATAAATTCAGATGAGTTATTACCAATAAAGTTATGTAATGTTCCAGATGTCGCACTTGCTCTTAATGTTCCGTTGATATCTGTTCTAAATCCAACTGTAGGTGTACTTCCAATACCAACGTTTCCGCCAGTTGTAAATATAGACCCGATAGTATTTGAATTACCAGTTGCTCGTAAACCTCCGGTTACAATAGCTGTTGTACTTGTAATATTTGTAGATACTAAGTTAGGAATAGTTGCTGAAGTTGCTGAAAGAGTTGTTGTTGTAACATTTGTAGCTAAGGCGTTAGTGACACGTACATTGTTTGCAGTAATGTTTGTGGAAGTAATGTCTTGTAAATTACTTGTACCTCCAACATATAAACTTTTGTATACAGCAAGACCACCTGCTAATGTTAACGCACCACCACTTGTTATACTAGTTGCATCTGCACTAGTTTGAACACTAATACCTCCAAATACAACTAATGCACCATTAGCAACATCAATAGATTGGTCAGTTGCAGTTAATGTTAAATAAGCGAATGTGCTACTAGCGGCAGCTGCATTAGAATAACTAATAGAACCCCCAACGATAAGGTCTCCAGCAATAGATGCACCACCAGCAACTGTAAGTGCTCCACCGTTCGATACACTTGTAGCATTAGTAAGAGCATTAATGGATAAACCGCCATTTTGCAATACTAAAGCTCCTACAGAACTGTTTTCACTTTGAGTTGTATTAAAAATAGTTAATAAACCACCACTGTCGACAGTTAATCGGTTACTAGCGGCTGTTAAACCGACATTGTTGTAATCACTTACAAAATTTAAAGTATTATAAATATCAATAACTTTTGTTGACATACTTGTCCTTAATTAATAAAGGTAAATAAATTAAAATAATACTTTGAGCTATTAAAAATAAAAAAAATATTACATAATATTATAGCTAGTATGATAACAAGAGATTACTTGACAAAATGTTATGCAGATTTACAAAAAGAGGGTATTTGGAATGATGATATAGAGGTGTTTAAAAAGAATTTTTTAAGATGGTCTCTTAAAAACCACCCTGACAAAAATTTAGGCAATGATGAAATAACAAAATTATACCAAGTTATTGCTGGGTGTCGTAATGATTTTCTAGAAAATTTTCAACAATATTCATCTATAGCTAAAAATCAAAATATAGACAATACACCCCAACCCCAATTTTATAATCCATTAGAAGAAATACCATGTCCTATATGTCAAAAAAATGTACAACGATGGAGAATGGGTGACCATATGCGAAGTGAACATCCAAAAACAAAACCTGTACCTAAACGTAAATCTAAGAAATCTAAAAAGTCAGCACCTAAAAAGACTAAGAAATCTAAAAAGTCAGCACCTAAAAAGACTAAGAAATCTAAGAAGGCCAAAAAGTCTAAAACTAAGTCTAAAAAACATAAAAAGTCGGGACCTAAAAAGACTAAGAAAAGTGGTCCTAAGAAATCGAAGAAGTCAGCACCTAAAAAGACTAAGAAGTCTAAAAAGTCTAAAAAGTCTAAAAGGTCTAAAAAGTCTAAAAAGTCTAAAAAGTCAAAGTCTAAGAAAGCTAAAAAGACTAAGAGTGTTCCTAAAAAAGTTAAGAAGTCAAAAAAATCTAAGTCAAAAAAACCTAAGAAGTCAAAGACTAAATCTAAGAAACAAAAAGGTGGTGTAGGTAAACAGGCTACCAATCCACATGAATTTAAAAAAAAGATGAAAAATCGTGTTAAAAAACCAAGTCCTTTAAGAAATGAAATTAAACCTGAAAGACAACTAATTATTAAATTAAAACACAAAAGAACAAACTCAGAACCTACAAAAAAAACCCCAGAGTGGGACTTTTAATTAACGTATACAATTAGTAATTATATACGTTGGAATTACACTATATTATTTATAACAATTTTTGTAAATTATTTATAACAATTTTTGTAGTATCTACAGCTAGATTTTTGTGAAAATCCCATTTTTTTACATGGAGTTTTTTTACAATATTCTTTACTCCATTTTCTAGGATATTTAGTTGTTTTTTTATCAAATCCACTGCCTTCTTGTTTACATTTTTGTTGAATACATAAATACTCCATTCCACCTGGTGTTGATGATGTATATAATTTTTCTTTGATGATTATTCTAGGGTTAATATAATTAAAAATTAAAAAGTCATCATAATTGGCTTTAACTGAAAAAACTTGATGTGCTAAAATCTCATCTCTTGTTGTAATCATCTTTTTTTGAATGAAAGAGAAAGTTTTAATCTTATTTTCTGTTTCTTGAGCTGTAATGAATGCTTTATTAATCGAGTCTGGGTCAACTAAGTATGTAAATTTTTTATAATCTTTTAAAGCACCTGGTGATAATGGTAAATGAATGTTATATTCTTCTAAAAATTGTTGAATTTTTTTATACTTACAAATTTGAAATCTACTCATGAGACTTATTACTATTTGTGCTAGAGGTGTGTTACCGACCTCCAAAAAATATTTAGTTAAAATTATAAAAACATCAGTTAATAGTGAAAATTGATTAGATTCACAAAACAGCTCAATCTCACTCTCTAATTTACGATAAAGATTATTATAAAAATTAGAGAATTCTTGGGCATATCTATCAACTTCACGTGTCGATACTCGTGAATAAAACTGATATTCTCGCATTTCTGTTACAAAATAATATGCTAAATACATACGATGACATTTCATTGCAAAATCGATTGGTTCTACTTGATGATATATAGATAAAATAGGATATGATTTACCAAATAGACCACTGAATCTAGATTTTACAGAACTTTTTGATGAAACCGAACTTGGTGTTGATGGCGTTGATGGTGTTTGTGGTGTAGATGGTTGTGTTGAAAGTCTAGACATTGGTGTTGATGGACTAAGAGAAGAATATAAATTTAAACTTTCTAAAAATGTAGTCACATCAGCAAAAGCTGTGCGATATTTCATATAATCATCTAAGAATAACTTATTTCTAATGATATTTTGAAATTTATTTTGATGTTTGACAAATAAATCCAAGTGATTAAGATAAAAGATTTTCATCTTGGTCATATCATTACTGTCTTTTAATTTGGCTATTATTGTATCTTCTAACTCTTTAAGTGTATGCTTTTTATCATCATATAGAAATGCAAAATTAATAATTTCTTCATTTGAAATAGTTTCAGATGAATCTTCGAATTTAATTATATCTAATATTTTACTCATTAATATAACTTAACAAAATAAAATTTCAACAAATTGAGTAATGATATATTTTAGACTATATAAAATTGAATTTTAGTATATTTTCATCATTTTTAAGGTACAATATACAATATATAATATACAATATACAAAATGAGTATTAAATATATTGCATTTGATTGTGAAACAACAGGTGTAAATGATGATTGTCATCTATTGACTGTGTCTTTTTTAATTTTAACTTCAAACCTAAAAGAAGTGGATTCTTTAAATATAGCTTTAAAACAAACCAATGGATATCACATTTATCCAGAATCTTTGGAAGTTAACAAGATAGATATTGTTAAACATCACCAACAGTCTATTGATTTAGTAGATGCTCGTCGAAAATTGTTGCAATTTTTACAAAAATATAAAGGACAATATAGTTTAATTCCTATTGGTCATAATATACAATTTGATATCAAATTTATTAAAAAGAGTGGATTATTAACTGATGAAGAATATACAAAATATATTAGTTATAATGCTCTTGATACTGTGGTTGTTTCTCAGTTTTTAAAATTATCTGGAAAACTTCCTGAAAAGCAAAGTTTATCTTTAATTAATTTATGTAAAAGTTGTAATTTAAAACGTAATGAAGATTTAGAGCATTCTGCGGAATATGATATTAAAATGACTATAAAATTATTGAAATATTTCAAAAAGTTAGTTCAGGACCAGACAGAAGAATCAAACAGCGAGACATTCTTTGGTAAAAAACGTAAATTAAGTTCAATTTAAAAATATTTAAACATTTCATATATAAATGGATTATACACCAATTTTAAATAATATAGCGCTTCATTTTACAAAATTACTTGTAGAATGCCAAGATGGTTCAACATTTATAGCTCCTATATTTAACACAAGCTCAGATATAGAAGCTTTAATTGTGTTATATCAAATATTAGATATAATGTGCGCTAGACGTTTAAATCCTACTGTATCTAATTTAATTGCTTATCAAACTGTAGTACAAATTATCAACATAAAATGTAAAGAATATGTTGAAATTAAATGGAATAAAAATTTAGAGACATTTATTTCTACTTTTGAAACTTATATTAATACAATGGTTGATAATCTATTAAACTGTAAATAATAAATCAAATGAATCTTTTATTTTTTTATCAACAAGAGTTGATAAATTAAGTGAACACTCTTTTGTTTCAACAAATACTCTATCATTATCCCTTTCATTTAATAATTTAAATGACATATAAACAAATGGTAAAAATGATACTTCCTTTGTTCTATAAGAAATCCATTTGTAAACTATATCTGAATTAATTGTAAAGTTATGAGATGCTTCTTCAAATGAACATTTTGCCCAAAAATCTTTTGTATATAAACAATTAGCTAAGTCAGGGAGACGAGTATACGAATTGGTATTTTTGTTGTATAATCCAGTGTCAACTGACATAACACATTCCTTTTTACTCAAAATAAAATGAGTAACTATTTGACGTAAATTCAAGTTGTAATTATTTGTATCAAAAAAATGTAAAATTAATTCGTTAGATGCATGTTTGACACCTGTGTTAATTTTATACCCTAAAGGAAGTGAATGTTCACTTTGTGTATTATTAATATTAATAAGTCTAAAACGTTTATCTTCTGGTAAATTTAATTCCTTTTCAGACTTGGTATCATCAATAATGACAAATTCTAATAAATGTTGTGGATAGTCTAATTTTAAAAATGAAAGCATGATATGAAAGAATTTATTTTTATCTGTAAAGGGGCAAATTAATGAGATTTTGGGCAAAAATTCATCTTTAATTTTTACAGACTTGACTTTGTCAATTGTTAAATTTAATTGAGCAAACTTGTTATAAAATTCTTGAGCTAATTTTGAATCATATGATAAAATATCTTGTTCATTAAGTTTTTTATTGATAATCAAGGGGTCATGGATATAATGTTCGTCTTTTTCTGATAAATGAGTTTGTGTTATACTAAATACATTGAGTTTATTTAAATTTTTGTAAAATTCAGTCATTGATTTAGATTCGCTAATAATTGATAATACTTTATCAATACTTCCACCATTGATAATAAAGTTACCAGAACTTAGAATATTTGTTGCTGTCCAATAAAGTGATTTTTCGCTAGTTTTTCTATAAGATTCTAATTCACTCTCTAAACATAAAACATCATATTTACTTGGAAATGTAGGTACATATGTAATATCATGAATCATGATATTTGAATCTAATATAACTCCACATTCAGAAACATGCTTTTTCTTAGCTTGAGACAATGCTTTTGATAATGTATGGAGTAATTGTGTGTCGTCATTGTATTTTACAAATTCAAAATTAACACGTTTTAAAATATGTTTTTTAGACAACTTTTTCTTATTTCTTTTATGATTAAGACTGTCATCATTTTTAAATAACATAAGATAATGTTTAATTTGAACACCTGACATCTTTTACCATTAAATATTAAATTAAAAAGTAAAATGTAACGTAAATGTAATGTTCATAAAAATTGAAAATAAGTTGCTATAACCTTTATTTTTATAAATATGAACTCAACAATATTTTACTTGTATACATTCAATATTTTATTTAGTTTATGTGCTATAATTTCTATATTTAACTACTATACAATTGACTATTCTTTGTTACAATTCAAGGATGCTTATTATTTTTATTGGTTTACAACATTCTTATCTTTTTTATATGGAGGTTTAGAAGTATGCCTTTTATACCAATATAATTCCATAGAGGCTTTACGAGAAAGATACATATATTTTCCATATTTCCTCTTTGGTTCAAGTGTCTTTATCAATATAAGTTGGTTAATATCCTCTATATTTTCATCTCTTATTTTAAAAGATTGTACTTTAAACTATGATAATTGTGATACTATTATTTCATTAACAGTTTTTGGGTTTTTGGAATTTATTGTTTGGAGTAGTTTATGTTCTTTATTAATTTATTATATTTATATTTGTAAACATGATATAGAACACGAACAGTCACCTTCACCTTCACCATCATCACTATCATCTCATGAAATTATTATGAGAGATTCTGGGCAACAACGTCTGCAAATTTGTAATCCACCAAGTTTTGAAAGTCAACGTGCAGAAATTCTTGAAATGGAGGAAGTTAAGTTATAAATTAGAAAAATTGAATAAATTATAGGAAATTTATTCAATTGAATAGGAAGAATGCCAGAAGGTCCTGAAGTACTTGACTACTTTAACTTTATTAAAGAATTTTTACATGATAATACTTTAAATAGTATAGAAATTATGTCAGGTAAGTATATCAAAAAGGGGTTAAATAATTTTGATATATTTAAGAAAGCATTACCATCTAAAATTAAGGAAATTAGTATAAAGGGTAAAACAATTTTTATTAAATTAAATAACCAGTATGGGTTAGTTATAACACATGGTATGAGTGGTTATTGGTCAGACGAAAATGAAAAACATTCAAGACTCAAATTTGAATTAAATAATAACGATTTATTTTATGTTGACCCTAGAAATTTTGGAAACATAATAGTATGTTTGAATGACGAGGAGTTTTATTTTAGAGAGAATAAGCTGGGTCCATATATATTTGATGAAAAAATGACATACGAATTATTTTATTCTAGACTTGATAAAAAGCCTAAAAGTAAAATAGCAGTTGCTTTATTAGACCAAAATTTAATAAGTGGTATAGGTAATTATTTACGATGCGACATCTTATGGTATTCTAAAATAAATGGAGAAAAGAGAATAGGGGAGTTGACAGATTTTGAAAAACTTTTACTTTATAAATCTGCTATTAATATTTGTAAATATCATGCTGATTTACCTCATAAGTTGAAAATTACACCTATATATTATAACCGTGACTTTTTTATTTATATGGAAGATGAAGATATTTATGGAAATAAAGTGTATACAAAAAAATTAAATGGACGAACATTTCATTACACTTAAATTATAAATAAATTCTAAATAAATTAAGCCCTTACGAGGGTTTATTTTATTTATACTTGATATTATATTATAATTGTAAAGTCTTTTTGATAAACTTTCGTTGATAGAATAATATATATGCATCCTTTGTAATAAGTTGAGATTCTAAATTAGAAGAGTTATATTTCGAAACATTTCCGTCATTAAAATTATACCAGTTACCATCTAAATTTTTACAAGCACTCCAATAATGACCACCATTTAAATCACCACCATGATAATTAACTGCATATAAATCATAAATATAATTGTTCATGTCATTTTTATCACTTGAAATATACTTTGTGAGATTTAAATCCTTAAGAGGAAAGTTAATCATATTGTTATTTTTAGAAAACCCACCTGACTGTTTAAATCGTTTTAAATTAATAATTAAATAGTTAGGTAGAGTCCATAATATCGATGACTTATTACAACCATTATTATTACATTTTTCGCACTTCCACGAATCAATAACATGGTCATTATTAAAATAATTATCTAAACACTCTGTTAATGAAGATGTTGTATCTTGAATACTAATACTAAGATTATTATATGGTTCAAATACTTCTTCTGAAAAGCTACAACTTCCACATTTAATATTGTTAACTAAATTTCCATAAAATGTTTCAATTACAAAAGAATACTCCTTTTCATAAAAAGATTTCCAGGTTTCTAAAGACTTTTTCATTAACTCATCGGTTCGAGTTTTAACTTCTCCTTTGATATCCACTTCAATTTCATATGATAAAGCTTTATGTAAAATATCTAAAATATATAATAAACATTCATGGGAATCTTGTTGTTGTAAACTATAATATTTTCTATGAAATTTACTAAAATTTTCTACAAATGTTTTGGGTTTAATTAATTGATTAGATTCCCAAACATGATTTAAGAGAGTTACGTAACTATGCAATACATATTGTTCATTTTTTCGACTTTTAGTATCCATGTCATCTTTGTAATCTGTGGATAAAATATAATCAGTCAGTTTCAAACTATTAAAAAGACATTGTAAAATAGAATTCATATAACATTTATTCCCTAGATTAAGTAATCCACATAATCCTTTACTTATGTAACTGCTTTTTTTTAATTTTAATTCATAATGTTTATGTACATCATATTCATATTCAAGTGATTCCATTTTCTACTTTTAATATATATAAATATCATATATTTTAATCAATTTTTTTAAACCTATCATTATAAATTATTTATTTTGTTAGTTTATATTAAAAATGGATAGAATATGTTTTGAACGTCCTACATTTAACATGTATTTATTTATATTAGTATGTGTAATAGCATATCTTGTATATTTTAAATTTTCTGAACATTATAGTGGAACAAATTTTGACCCATACGTCAATATGACGAAGGAAAAACTATATGAAAAGGTTTTAGAATTAAAAGATAATTTACATGAAACCCAACTAAAAGAACAAAAGTGTCAAATACAATTAGATTCTCTTAAAAGTAATCTAAGTCAAGTGAATACAGTACAAGACCCAGTACAAACAAAATTTTTAAATAAAATTTATAACCCATTAGCTCCTCCAGAAAATGTGTACCCAGGAGGAAATCTGAATTCTCGTGGATATGACGGGTATCAACAATATCAAATGTTAGGATTTTTATCAGGTGCACAGGGACAATTTCCTGTATTTGGGAGGTATAAGTACCCTGGAAAAACAGATAAATTAGAGTATTATACAATTAATGATAGTCGTGGTCGTATTAAGATTCCATTTAAAACCAAAAACTTTAATGAATTATATGATGGTGATTCTATAACGATAAATGAACTTGGTGGTGATTATACATTTACAAAATATGAAGATGAAGGATTGCGATATAATCCTAATCTTTTCTAAATAACATCTTCTTCTAATCTATGAGTATGACTTGCAAATTCTTTTTTATTAAAGATAAAAATACCGCAAATCATAATTGAAAATCCTATTACTTGTAACCATTTAAAATGTTCCCACTGTAAACTTAATGATACTATCCAAATAATTAATGTTCTACATATGTCTATTGTTGAACGTGACGTTGATGAAATATTTTTTGTAATACATAATCCGAACCAATTAAATAAAGATATAGAGATAACAATTCCCAAACTAGGCAAATATAAAGGAGGATAACTAATTAATTGTTTTAAACCCTTTAATGTATCTATTGTATGTGTTAATTGAAATGCTATAGAAACTATAGTCATTAATATCATTCCAAAAATCCCTTCTAATCCAACTGCTAATAAAGGTTCTACATTGTATTTAACCAGAATTTTTTCTTCTAATACATATTGAGAAGCACTAAAAATTTGAGCTGATATAATTAGTAGGATACCAACAAGTGTATTATCTCCTGTTGCGTTGAAGTGTGATGTACCTACAACAGTTATACCTAAAAATATAATCATTAACGATAACCATTGATTAAAATTATATCTAACATTTAAAAAAATAGTAGATACAATTCCTGTAAATATAACTATACTACCTCGTAACATTTGAAAAATTGATGCAGATGTAAACATTAAACCTATATTCATGAGTGTAGATGACATAGAATCACACGCAGCTGGGAAAAAGAGGAGTAAAGACGGTACGATTGAATTATTATTGTTATCAATGTCTTCTTCATTTTCATTTGTAAGTAATACATATTGATTATTCGATTTATAAAATAACAACCAAAATAAACACATAATTTCTCCAACAAACATATTTAGTGTTTGAATCATGGGTTGTTCAAAATAAATAGGATTATCAGTGTCACATTTATCAACACATACTGAATCTTGTAATTTTGTTAAAATAGTGTTTAAACTACCAGTTAATAACATACCAGTAATTAAAAACCACGTGGAGTGGCGGCTAATAAATTCTATAATCTGCATTAATATATTATAGAATTATACCTTTAAACTAACTTTAAATTAATTTAACTAACATATCCACCATTTCCACCTGTTAAAATCCAGGCTCCTGTTGTGGCATTTATTTGTGTTGAATTCCACATGAGTTCGCAACTTTGACCTTGTCTTTTAAATAAAATTTTAGTAGGTGGAGGTCCACCAAGTGGATTTGGTGCAATCAAACGGCCTGTTGCAAAATTTAATTGATATTGACTGTTAACACTTAAACTGACACATACTATACGTTTAATTTGACCATTGGCTAGACCAGTTACAGGCATTGTACCTGTTCCTGTAAAACCTACACCAGATACAGTTACATAACTAATAACTCTATTATTAACAGGACTTCTATTAGGTAATAAAGAACTAACTGTATAACTTTCTGCACTATAATTAATGTTACTTTGAAATGTTACGTTTTCTAAACTTGTAGAAGTTGTACTCGCTAATGCTGTAAATCGACCAGCTTGAGCATTATTTTGACCTATAGGTGTACTATCTATTTGACCACCTGTTATTTGGAAATTACTTCCAACAATCGCATTATTACCAGCTGTTACACTTCCTGTTAAAATAAAACTATTAATTCTATTTGGAAACAACTCATTCGCCCTAATATCTCCTAACACTCCTTGTGTTACAACTGAATTATCAATTGTTGCATTGGAGTAGTACGTCCATTGTTGAGTATTGTTTAACCATCCAAAAAACGCTCTTTTATAATTAACAGAACCCGCTGTAACACTTGTGTTACCAATAGTAGACCAGTAATCGACTTCAATACCCACATCTTTGCCTTGATAAGTTTTTAATACACCATACATAGTACCCTTATTACCAGGTGTACTAATATACGGACCAGCAACTGAAAAAGTATTATCACTAATAATTTGATTTACAGTGTAATCTCCATTTACTTTAGGTACAGACGTAGTATTAGCTAATTTAACTTGGTCCCCAACAACTAAATAATGCGCTTGGCTAGTTGTAACAAGTATATTACCATTTGTAGGGGAATTGTCAACATAAGTAATATTAAGTAATTGTTTTGTCCCTAATTGATAAATATAGGTGCCAGGGTCAATGGTTGTTAAGGTACCAGCAATATCTACATTATTAGTTACTGTAATATTTGAACTAGAATTGATACTAACAGATGTACCATATAATTTTAATTCAGTACCGTCGCTTTCAATTCTTGTATTTGATTGCCCGAAAACAAGTTTGTCATTTGTTGGAATAATAACGCTACCATAACTATTTGATGTGATATTTGTTAATGGTGTTAAGTAAATATCTCCTGTATAATTTACAACATTAAAGTTACCGAATGTGTCTCTTAATAGGAAATTACCGGATGTCTGAGCACCAAAATACATAGGTGAATTTTGATTAAATTGTACAAATCCATTACCTGATGTATTTGTATTAACTATCACACCACTTGATTGATTGGTATTATTTATTAAAAAGTTACCTATAGAGTCTGTTGAAATAGTGTTACTTGTAGTACCAAATATCATTTTTGTATTTGTTGGAATTATAACATTGTTGCTACTAATATTGATATTACCTGATGAACTTACAATTGATAATCCTTGAGATGGACAGGCATTTATTACAGATAAGTTAGACACGGTACCGCAACTGACATCTAAATTTTTAAAGTAACCATTTGTAAATTCTACATCACCTGGAGTTCCGGTAATTATTTCACTAGCATTTGTTGCATTTGGAATATAAGTGAATCTTTGTGAACTATTATCGAAACCAAAAAACCCTACCTTACTATTTGTACTTCCATCTCTTATACCGTACCATTTAAATTCTATACCTCTATCTTTTCCATCATTCGTCACTGGACCAGTTACACCACCTATTGAGAAAATTGGGTCTTGAACGTTTGTTACAGTACTATAAACATTTTCAGTTGTTCCATTAATTTGAACATTAGCATTAAGGACAATTGTCCCAGAACCATTATTAGATGTAATTGTTATATTACCAAGAGAATCAGTATTAATATTGTTACTAGTGGTACCGAATGATAAAGGAACAGATATGGGGATGAGTACTCGACCTGTTGTATTAGATATTAAATTGATATTAGCTGAACTTATATTAACATTAGAATTACCAACTAAATTAACAGCTGTATTACCAACTATATTTATAACTCCATTACATCCTAATAATGTATTTGTATTAGATATGGTACCACAATTAAGATTGATATTACCTGTATTAAGGAAAGAGACACTGTTTTCAACTACTACACTTCCAAGAGCAAACTGACCTAAAGTACCGGTAATTACTTCATTTGTATTGATGGCATCAGAATAATAAGCAAATTCATTACTTGATGTTTTAACACCAAACCACCCTAACTTACTTGCACCTGATGAATTTGTATAATTGTATTCTATACCACGGTCTTTACCATCCATAGAATTAGTTGTATAATTTGCTAAAGTTAGAATAGGGTCATACAACCGTACATGTTGAGTATTAATACTCGTTGTACTATTGGTTGTATTTCCGGATAATGTAAAATTCTGTGCTGTAATATTTACATTTGAACTTAATACATTACTTGTACTATTAGATATGAATGTAGTTCCTGTAGTATTAATAATATTAGTATTGAGTGCACTTAAATTAAGAGTCCCTCTTGAATTGTGTGTTATATTGAAATTATTTGAACCATCTGCTACAATATACCTAGTACTTGCATTATCAAAATTAGTTTGGACACCAGTCGGTACATTTACAGTCGTACCAGCACGTAAATTAATAACAGCCGCATTAGTTAATTCAATTAAATTACCAATAGTACCTGTTGTGGGAGATAAATTTGGACCATTAATCATTAAATTACCGCTTGAATTACTTCTGATACTATTTGCAGTCCCACTAATACCAAAAATAACTCTAGAACCTTGATATAATCTTACATTTCCACCAGTTGTTATGTTACCACTTGTTGCAAATAACTGGATATCTCCATTGAATGTATTAACTAAAAAATTACCTAGACTACTACTGATATTAACACTACTTGTTGCTATACTATTTATATTACCCGAATTACTATTGGAAATGATAAACATACCTCTTGTACTACCAGATATTGTTTCTGTAGCTGTAGTAGTTGTTGTTTCTGATAATCCACCAAACTGAATGGAAGGAAAGCCAGCTGCACTTCCAGATGTATTTTGAGGAATAATAATATTACCAGCAGTAGTGACTAAATTAATATTTCTGTTTGTATTCATATTTAAATTTCCATTTGAATCAGATGATATAGATTGATTACCAACAGATGTACCATCGAAGGAAATTTTAATATTTGGTTGAATAATAACAGAACCATTTGTCTGTGTATTTAACATAATATTTTTAGAACCTGCTAACCACAAACTCCCTATAACATTTTCTTTAATATATGTACCAGATGTACCAAATGTAATTGGTATGTTATGCGGTGTATAAATATCTCCAGAAGATTGAAGAGCAATTCTAGAAGCAGTTGAAATGTTAACTATGTTGGATGCATCTATATCTAATATATTCCCACATCCAGTAATTTTGTTTACATTTAATAACGAACCACAGTTAACATTAATGGTACTTCCTGATGAAATTATAAGTGAACCAATTGTTGTGATACCAATTTCAAATTCACCAAGACTTCCTGTAAAAACTTCATTTGTATTTGTTGCATCTTTTAAAAATGTAAATTTACCTGTGCTTTTTCTCCATCCAAACCACCCAAGTTTTGCAGAACCAGTGGATACATTTCCTTCAAAATAGTTAAATTCTATACCTCTATCACTTGAATCATTTGCATTTTGTGTAAAATTAGCAATCATAGGGTTTGCATCTCTAAGATAAATATCTGGGGAGTTAATAAATGTTTCATTTGAATTAATATTAAGAATATTAGCTGCTGTGATATTTATATTGTTATAAGATTGAATGTTTGTACTTGTTCCATTAAAATTTATATAATTATTTCCTGAACTACCCAATTGAAATTTAGTATTTTGAGGAATGTTGAAAATATCAGAACCAGATAATTTAAAAATCATATCACCCTCACTATTAAAATAAAGTCCACCTGTATTCCCATAGATAGAATTGTCTGTATTACCAAATGTTAAATCAATATTTTCAGGAATTTTAACATGTACAGATGCATTTAAATTAATATTATTAGTAGGTGGTTTATATAAAACACCAGATGTTCCGTCACTAGTAAGTGCTGTTCCACTAGATATAGCAAAACTATTACTATTGATAATTTCTGTTACAAGATAAGTACCGTTCATAGAAGGTACAGAACTTGTTTGTGTTAAAGTAATGGTATCACCTACTTTAACACTACTTGGTGTAGCAGTGGCAACAACCATACTTCCAGATGTAACTAAAATTGATGTAACTAATTTGTTACCTAAAGCTGTATCAGTATTAAATGTAATATCACCATTTCCTGTATTAAAAGTTTGACCAGAAAAAGCAGATATAGTATTAGCACTACTCCTGGATGTAATATCTATATAGTCACTTGATGCAAATGTGATATTTCCGTTATTTACCGATGTTAAATAATTACCTATAGAATTAACTATATTTGTTACAGGTCCACTTAAATAAATACCACCTAATTGACGTGATACAATAATGACATCACCGTTTTGATTTACTGCTCTAATAGTATTCTCACAAATACTTAAATTACCTAAAGTACTACAACCATCAACCACGAATGAACCATAAATAGAGAAAACACCATTAATAGAGTCCCAAGCGGCACTTTTTGTTCCGTCTACAGAACGGAATGTAATATCACCACGTGATGTTAAAAGTGTGAAATGACCTTCGTTAGGACCGTTTGCACCAACAACTGTATTAATAATTTCTGAATCTGTAATAGTTACACCTACAATCTGAGAACCGTCAATTAAACCATCGATACTTTCAGCAGGTAAAATAATATTATTAGCCTGAAGTGTATCGAATACACCAGAATTTGCTGATAAAGATGTACCTTTTAATGGTTTATTAGTTAAATCTTTAGACATATTCTAAAACTCTTACTATACATAATTAAAATTTAATTATCAAAATAACGACATCAGGATAATTTTTTTCTAAGTCTATATTAGAATGGAGGCTATAATTACAGGATTAGTACAGAATGGTTCTGATAAAGTAAATATTAAACTAGATAAAAAATTACCTAAACCGGCTAATAGTTATAAAGAATTATGGATTCGGATAACACATACATCAAATATTGATATTCGTAAAATTAAAGAATACAATGAATCTAGTAAAAGTGTAATATTAGAATCTGAAATTCGAAACATTCCTAATAAAACTACAAAATATGATATTGGAGACTTTAGTAAAGTTGATAAAAGTAGATATGTAGAACTTATAGTTACAGGTGATGATACTAAAACTCAAATTAAATTAAATGCTAATGCTAAAAAAATGGATAAAATATATAATAAATATTGGATTAAGGTAATATCTGGTAATGCAACAGATAATGTTAGACAAATTAAAGAATATAAGAATAATACATTAATATTAGATTATGATTTATCTAATAATATTAAGAATGGTGATAAGATTTTATTAATGTCACATTATGTTAATGATTATATTATGTTTGGTATAATTGATTTTACAAATTTTATTGGAATGGATTTTTCTTCATTGATTGATGTTTTTGGAGGATTATTTAATTTTCAATTAACTACAGCTGGAGTTTGTGTATGTTCTTCAATAATATTAGTAATAATTGTGGTTTTAATAGTTAAAAAATCTAAGAAACCATTAAATAAACAAAACACTGGTGGATTATTTGTTCCAGGTTTAGGAAGAATGGGAGCTCAACAACCAGTTGTTATTCAAATGCCTATGCAAACACAACCATATCCATTTAGAAATTCCCCTTTTCCTAGAGATACGTAGAAATAATTAACTAAATTTTATTTTATATAATAATAATAAACATGTATTTATTATTATTAGCGAGATTATTAGTTATTATTGGAGCCATTAATTACTTTTTTATGGCAACTGTAAATGTAGATATGTTTAGATATATAACGAATCCTATTATTGTTAGAATTTTATTCTTGTTAATTGGTTTAGCTGCTGCTTATTTTATTTTTAATAGAGATTATTATCTACCATTTTTAGGTCATACTGTCATTCCTATTGGACCTAATAAACCAACTGAAAATTTAAAACAAATTAAATTATCTGGTTTACCTACGAACACAATTGTTATCGCATGGGGGTCTCAGAGTACAGAAAAGGTATTTGAAGATCCGTATGAAGCGTATGGTGATTATGCTAATACTGAAATTAAAAAAACTAATGATAAGGGTGAAGTAATTATTGAACTTCCTTGTCCATCTGAATATTATGTTAATAAATTTGGAGTTATGAAGCGTAAGTTAGACAGACATATTCATTATAGGTATCAATTACCAGAATATAAAGGATTATTTTCTAGAGTATATACGAGATATTTAGATGAAAAATGTCAATAAAAAAAGTGTCCCGAAGGACATTAATTTAATTAATTTATTCTTTGGCTTTTTCTCAATTTATATAATTTCGTTTCTAATATAACTAGATATATCATTTGTTTTTGTTGTCGGGAATCTTAAATTTCCATCGCTAGTATATTCAAAAAATTTTGTCCATAATTTTTTACCTTTAAATTGTGAAAAATCTTTTTCGCATTGTTTGTATAGTTCTTGACGTTGTTCTTTTGTACCTTTTGGTCGTACTTTACATAATATATCTTTATTGATTTGAATAATCCAAACAATAAGGTTTTGGTCTTCACCACTTGTATCTTTTTCAAATGTATAATCGATTATTTCAAATTCGCTATCCATAAAATCTTTAAATTTAAGTAAATCGTATGAACGGTATTTTTCTTTATACATTCCTTTGAAATTTCTTATCATAGTTCCCTCATATCCTTCAATATTAACAAATCTTTCATGAAGTGTTTGAATCTCATTCTCATTTTCAACTTGAAAGGTGTTAACAATTTTAATCATTGTTAAATCTAATGGTTTTAATAACTTATCTAATGCTGTTTTACGGTTATTATATAGTAAATTGGTATCAATAATATCGTATACATGATATTCAATTTTATCAAGATTAATTTTATCTTGTTCAGTTAAACCTTTTGTTTTTCGAAGGACACCTAAAGATTCAAAAGAATTTTTGTGTACGTATAATTCTCCATCAAGTATATACCCATCTGGAAGAGAAGATAATTCTTTGAATAATGTTGAAGTTTGTTTAACTATACTAAATTCTTTTCCTTGTCTTGTAGTTATAGATTTAGAAGTTGTATTATAAATCATACGATATCCATCTAATTTAGGTTGTACAAAACAAGGATAATTAACCTTGTTCTTATGTTTGGAAAAATCTTGTGCAAGCATAGGATATGCAATATGAGTGTCTTGAATAGTTAATTTAGATATATTGATATCAGCTGTTTCTATTGAGAAGGTATTTTGGTCTGTTGAATAGTTTTCAAGTGTTTTTTTCTTATTCCATTTACTAGTTGCTTCGGAGAGCGCTTGTTGATAATGCGTCGTCGCATTTGCCTTATTTAAATTTTTTCCTGACGTAATTCTGCGTCTAGTTTCGATTTTACGACTATATCCATGACGTGTAACGATATCAGAGTATTGGTCATAGCGTTCTACTGAAATATGCCATGTTTTAATTTTATTGTCTTTAGATTTTCCATATAAAGTATCAAAATGATATGTATCAATTAGTTGAGACATCTTGTAAAAATATTATGCTTCGATAAATTTTCAATTTTTCAGTATATCCTTATTTAAAAGTAAATTAATAATAACTTTATTATGAGTGAATTATCACAAAAATTTATAGATATTTTACAAAAAATAGTGAGTTATAATTTTAATGACACTGAAAAGTTAGATAATGTAAAAAATCACAAGTCAATTTATGATAAAGCTAATCAATACTTGTCTCAATCAATAACTTCTAAGAATTTTATTAAAGAAACTGAGAATAGAATTTTAGCGTGCCAAGAATATAATAAAATAGCTGGAGCTGTTGATATCACAGAATATCTATTATTAGATTCTAAGCCTAGAATTTCAAGAGAAATATTTTTAGATTCTCTTTTAAATCTTGGTAATTATTTAAAAACAGTTGCTGAAGGATTTATCGTACAAAAGAAGTTAGAATTAGATAAAAATAATGCTACTAGAACTGATAATAAACCTCTTGTATTGACACAATTCGAATATGATTTATTTAACAGGGCTTTAAATGTGTTTATTACTATTTTACAAGTTGAATTTGAACATAAAGATGCAATTACTCAAATTGTGAGTGTTTATACTCAACTGACGTATTTTTCCCAATCTAATTATGAAATGTGTTTAAAACATTTAAATGATGCATTATTATTTTCACCAGAAAATCCTACATTACATTATAATTTGGGTCATATTTATCAACGACTCAATAAATTAGAATTATCACTTATTCATTACAAATTATCAATTAAATTATCATCAAGTGAAACACAAGAGGATAAAAGACTTTTAATTAACAATTATAATGGACTTGCTTCTATTTATAGAGGTATTAAAAAATGGCCAGAAAGTTTACACTTTTTATTAAAGGCATTTAAGTTAGATAAAGAAGATCCAGATATTAACAATCAGTTGGGTGTTGTTTATACAGAAATGAGACGTACAGATTTAGCAGAAGTTCATTACAAATTAGCTATTTCTTTTTATAAAAAAACGTTTGTATCAACTGACCCTATATTCTTATTATCAGAGGTTTATTTAAATTATGGGCATATGCATAGTTATAATGGTGATAATGAAAAGTCAATTGAAGCTTATAATCAAGCTTTAAAAATTGTACCTAGATTTGCATTACCATTTCAAAATAAGATTATGAATTTGTCATATATTTTTGACCAGTTAGAGGATAAAATGTATATTACAAAACAGCATAAACAAATTAACAAATTATATGCTAAAAATCCCCAACCGTATAAATTTGGTTCAGATTTTTTCAAGACAAGTAATTGTAAAATTAATATTGGTATTATATCAGGTGATTTTGTGGACCATCCTGTAAGTTTTTTTATAAGTACTTTCTTAAAAAATTTTGATACTAAGAAATTTAATGTAACATGTTATTCAGAATGTTTAATTGATACATCTCTTTTTAATTCAAATCTAAAGTTTAAATTTATTAAAAACATGTCACAAGAAAATGCATCCAATCTAATATATAATGATAAAATTCATATATTGTTAGATTTAGCTGGACACACTGCATTTAATAGGATGGATATTTTTTCATATAAACCATCACCTATACAGATTACATATATTGGATATCCATTTTCAACTGGGTTAAATGAGATGGATTATCGTATAACAGATAGTATATGTGATAATACTATAATTTCTCAACCATACTATTCAGAGCAGTTATTATATATGAAAAATTGTTTCTTATGTTATGACCCACGTGTTATTAAGAGGAGTGATAAAAATCAAATGTCATCGTTTGTTTTTCCAAAGATGTCTATTAATCCATTTGTTAATAATAAGTATGTTACGATTGGATGTTATAATAGAATTAATAAGATTACTGATTCTATGATTAATGTATTTAACACTATTTTAAAAACCAATAAACAAGTAAGATTTGTGTTTAAGACGAAAGCATTAATTAATAAAAATATTGCCAAAAAATTCTTAGAAAAGTTTGATAAAGATGTAGTAAAAAGAATTAAGATATTAGATTGTACACTTAGTCATGAACAACATTTAGAAACATATAATGAAGTTGATATAGCTATAGATACATTTCCATATTCTGGAACTACAACAAGTTGCGAAGCATTAATGATGGGAGTTCCTGTATTTTCTATATATGATTCGGAATTTTATTTCCATCCTCAAAATGTAACCTGTAGTATTTTAAAAAATTCTGATATGGATTATTATGTTTGTCAAAATGTTACTGAAATAATTAACAAAATTAAAGAGTTGGAAAATAAACCTCTTGAATTTTGGAAAGAATTAAAGATTACAACTAGAGAACAATTTCTAAATGGTAAAGTATGTAATAAAACAGAATATATGAATAATTTAGAAACATTGTTAAGTGAATTATATGAAAAACATAAATCTTAATATGAAAAACATAAATCTTAACTTTCTGGGTCAAAAACAGTAATATCTCCTAAACCGTGATTACGTAAAACATTGACAGCTATAGCTTTTTGGTAGAACATATTAACTGTGTCATTAATGACGAATCTCTGTCCAGCAGGTAAATCCATAATAAGTTGATTATATTTGATTTTATGAAATCGCAAGGTTCTTTCAGTAAATTCTTTGAATTCACTACCTCGCGCAGTAGTAAAAATAACTACATCATATTTATGTAAATGATTAAAAAAATCTTTAACACCTGGAAGTAAATCTTGTATAAAATTTGGAACTTGACTATATTTTTCAAGGTCTTCTAAGGTTAAATTTGGTACAATTGTACCATCAATATCCATAAAATATGTTTTAGGGTAAGAGTCTAACATTTTTGTTGTTTAAAATTGTATAAAATTAAATTCAATTTTAAATAATTACATTAAATATTCAAAGTTTCTAATTATTAAATATTCACAGTTTCTAATGATTAAATATTCACAGTTTCTAATATAAATGGGTCAGACGTTAATATATATTCTCCATTTGAGATATAACCTACTTTATTATTACTTGCATCATAGATAAATTTCTCGTCAATAAAATAGAAAGAATCTTCTATAAATTTCTTTTTTAATTGAGTTAATTCGATGTTTGTAGTTGAACATGTAAATTCAATCGATGGAATATAAGCATCTTGTTTTTCTTCTTCTTGTTTACTTAAACATATTTTATATAAATGTATCTTGCAATAATCATAATTATCTAATGCATTTTTAGAACATTGACTAACAGGATTAGTATTTGTTGTTCCTATACACCGTTTTACAACTTTAGGAAATAGAAACTGTTTTTGCAGAAATTCTATATCAACTTCATTATCATTTGCGTCATAAATAAAGTATTGTTTACACAATGTTTTTAAAACATCTTTAATAATTTTTTTTTTATATTGTTCTAAAAATTTTTGTTCATTACTAATATCAATATTCATGTTTCTTTTTGATTTGAATGTTAATATTTGTATTAACTGTATTTAATTCATTTTTTATTTGAGGTGTAATTTCAATGGTATTAGTTAATGATTGGTCATTTGGACGTAATAATTTAATTATACCACTGCCAAGTGAATCAAATATTTCAGGTGACATATCAGTAGAATTACTAGTTTTCATTAACATAGATAAATTATCTATCGTATCTTTTATATTTTTATCTTTTGTTTCTGCTCTGTCTTCTGTTTCTACTGCTTCCTTTTTAATGTTCTCTATATTTTCTTCGTCTATTTTTTGATTAAGTTCGTGTAAAAATAATTCTATTAAATGATGAGATTTTACTTTATCAATACATAAACTTTTACATTCTTTTATATATAAAGAAAGGTCATTTTCTTCAAAGTTATTATTAATATAATCAATAATATCTGACAATTTTGAAATAAGTGTAAGATAATGTATCAAATGCTCTTCCATTAATATAACAAATTATATTAATTTTAACTAACTTGACTAATAAACTGGTTAAATAACTTGAGTATCAAAATTGACAACATGTCGTGGATATACACAATATGTACATCTCCAATAGTATATATCTTTATAAGAGTTCATTAAATATTTAATTTCATGGCATTTTTGTTTATGTATCATAATTGTTTCAAGTAATGTTTCATCTTCTAACAAAAATTTATAGGCATCCTGTTGGTTAATTTTGAACATGAGTTTTTTAATTTGGAATTTAAGAGTAAGCAAATAACTATCATTTTGTAATTTGTTAATTTCCTTTTTAAGCTGTTTATATTTTTTCTTATATTTTTGATAATAGTTATAAATAATAGGATTAGTATCCTTGCAAGACATAGATTTTCTACAAAGTGGGCATCTTAGTTGTCGACAACAAATTTGGCCACTATTTTGTTTGCGATATTTATTAAACTCTGCCTCTATATATTTCATTATACATTCGGAATGAAATTTATGATTACAAGATAATATTATATTATTACCAGTAAAGTCTTCAATACATATTGAACATTCATCGTTGTATGACATTTTGTAATTTAAATAATATCAAATTTATTCAATTATTTAAATTTAAGCAATTGTAAATTTACCTCGTAAAACAAGTGTTTCTTTTTGTGGAGATTTATGAACAATTTCTATTTCGTTATAAGGAACGTAATCATTAACTTCTTCTGATTTGAATTTTAATTTGTACATTCCATCTCCATCACGTAAAACTTGACCAATATTTACTTTTTTACCAGTTTTAGTATTCTTTAAATAAGCAATATATTTATGTTTAAATGATGTATCATCGATACCTAATTTTTCAACACCAAATGGATTACCATTAAGAATATAAAGGTTAGCTAAAATTTCAAGCATATATATTGGGTTAGATGATTTTTCTCCTGGACGAACAAATAGTTTAGCCTGTCCAAAAATAAGATTATTTGTAGGAGATGTTAGTTGAGCGTTTTGATAAGTAAAATAACCCGGGTTAATTGTGTCTTTGTAAGAAAAGAAATCATTGTTAGCAAAGTGTTCTGGACCACATCTATATCTCATTTCTGATTCATCTATAGGAGAAAACATTGAGTTTAAGCAACTGGCTAGACAACTTATACAAATAATAATCATCAAAACAAATAAAAACATTTTAAGATTAAAAATACTACATCCAATAAGTTCATTTGGTGTAAATAAAGGACCATTCATAGATAATGTTGTAGAGATATCACTCATTATATATATTTTACTATTAAAATAAATTTCTTGAAATTATGTATTTATTTATTTTTAGAATTATTAGTTGTCATATTAATTTATTAGTTATCATATTAATTTATTAGTTATCATATTAATTTATTAGTTATCATATTAATTTATTAGTTATCATATTAATTAGTTATTAATTTGTTATTAATTACTTTTTTTTAGGAATTAATGCGATAAAAGTCTAAATTAATAAATTTAAATCTTTTTATATAGTAATAAAAATGACAAGAGTTCTTATTTTCGGGTATTACAATCATCAAAATTGGGGTGATGATGTGTTTGAATATGTTTTTAGACATCATATCTTTAAGGATACTTCAAAGTATGAATTAATTTTCAAAAACCTAGATAATTTAAATAAGGATACAGATATTTACAAAACAGTAGACACTATCATTATAGGTGGAGGTGATTTAATTAATAATTACTTTTTTGATGATAGTAAAGTTGTATTGTTCAGACAATTTTTTGAAAATAAACCTATATATTTTGTTGGTATTGGATTGACTTATCCTAATTTGATAAATGTGATGGATATTGGTGATTACTTTTTTATGCGAAATAAAACTGATGGTCAGTTAGCTAAAACCAGATATACGGAAATGTATACCAAAGCTATACCAGACATTGCTTTTAATCTATTAAATGAGTCTAGTTTAATTAATTTCAACAAACCTTATCGAGCCAAGAAAGATATTAACAAAATTGGTATAGCATTACCAGCACCTTGGTTAGATGATATCAAAGGTAAACGTGGTGAAAGATTTATTGACAGAATATGTGAATTAGCATTAGATTTGTCTAAAACACATGAAGTGCATTTTATTCCATTTGATACAAGTATTGGAACATCAAATTCTGATATTCAAATGATTATGGATATCCAAGAAGAATTAAATGGACAGTCCAATAATATATATTATTTAATTCCGAACCAGAGAGAAGATAAAACGTATAATCCAATCAGTACAAGTGAAATGATTGAGTATTTTAAAACATTAGATTTAGTTGTATGTGGAAGATTTCATGCTACTATTCTAAGTATTATAACTCACACTCCATTTGTATGTATTTATGCTAGTACAAAACTTGAAAATTTAAGAAAGGATATGAAGGATATACATGGTTATTTTATTGAATTAGAAACAAATGATAAAAATAAGCCAATTAAATTCCCTAAAAAACGTGTTATAGATACGATTAGAGATATCAAGAATAATTATATTCCTACATTGAATAAATTAAAGAATTATGCTATACAAATGAAAGAAGAAACGGATACCTTTAATGTACAATTATTAGAATTAGTTGATAATAATGACACTCTTGTTACTTTCAGACAATCACCACCACAATATATAACAGATGCTCAAAAGAAAATACTATTAAAAACAACTATTTCAAATGTATTGCAGAAAGTATCTAATAAAATTTCTATTAATGATATAGATGCAGTATTAAATGGTAGAACATTAATTAGTGTTTTACCTAAATCAAAATTTAGAAATTTAGAACCATTAAAAAAATTATTGACTGAAGAAATTTTATGGTCATTAACTGGAGATCCATATGCTCCATATTATTATGGATTATACGAAAATGTTTTGAATTCAAACTTTGCAAGTCAAATTAGATGGATTATAGATGATTATTACGAAAATTATTCATATAAAGAACCACGTAAAAATAACATTACTATAGTAAATAAAAATTTTCAAAGATTACACAGAAGTGGGTGGCAATATATTGTGAATAATATTGTCATGCAATTAAATAATAATGAACAAATTAATGAACCATTAATAATTGATACCTATATTGATAAAACCTTTCATTGGAATAGAGAATTTTATATGAGTAAAGGTGTTATACCTTATAATAAAAAATGGATAGGATTTATTCATCACACTTATTCAAATTATAATAACAATTATAATTGTCTTGAATTATTCAAGAATGATACATTTATTCAAAGTTTAATGTCTTGTAAGGCTTTAATTGTTATGACACAGTATCTGAGTGATCAAGTTTCGAGTAATTTAAAGAAGTTAGGATTTACTAATGTAAATGTGCACACTATTTTGCATCCTACAGAAGCTACTGAAATTAAGTTCTCCTGGGATAACTTTATGAATAACGATAATAAACAATTAGTACAAGTTGGTAATTGGCTAAGAGATGTGTTTGGTATTTATAGAGTGACAGTTCCTGAAGGTTCAATTGTTTCACAAAAATCAATTTTGAAGAATAAAAATAGTGAGAATTACTTCCCACCAAATAATTTCTTGGATGATTTATATTGCGAATTGAATGATGAAAACAATAAAAATGATGACCATAGTGTTGTAGATATTTGTAGAAACGATTTTAAGAACATGCATATAAAGGGGTTATATCATTATATTGTAGAAATGGAAGAATCTGTCAAAGTTATTGAATTCTTAGATAACAGTGAATATGATGATTTGTTATCAAAAAATATAGTCTTTTTAAATCTAGTAGATGCATCGGCTTGTAATACTTTAATTGAGTGTGTTGTTAGAAATACTCCTATTATAATTAATCCAATTCCTCCTGTTGTAGAAATTTTAGGAGAAGATTATCCACTGTATTATAAGAATTATTATGATGTATCAAAGATATTAGATAACCCTAGTTTAATTAAACAAGGTCATGATTATTTATTAAATATGCCTAAAGACCAGCTTGATATTGCAAACTTTATTAAAGAATTAACTGATATTGTTACACAATACACGAATTGATATGTTTCAATTTAAAATTGAAAATTAAAATCCAGTATATAAATTTATAAAAGTATAATATAAATTTATATAATGACTCCATTACAATTCGAAGAACTTTTTGAAAATTCAAAAGATTTAAACTGGGATTATAACTTTTTATCGAGTTGTAATTATATTACATGGAATATGGTTAGAAATAACCTAAACAAACCATGGAATTTAGATAAAATTTCAAGAAATACAATTGTAACTATTGAAATTGTTTTAGATAATCCATTTTTAAGATGGAATTGGAGAGAATTAACACTAAACGAGAATATGACATTTGAAGTTATCAAGAATTATCCTCGACAAGCGTGGGATATGGATGTTTTGAATGACAAATTAACACCAGAACAATTAACAGAACTCTATAATATTAGAGATTCATTTATAGACAATAATTCTATAGAAAGTTACGACAGTTACGATAGTTACGACGAAAAAAATGCATTATACACACTTTAATTGTTTTATTTGTTTTATGTTAATCTTATTATCTTTTAAAAATAATTGATTTAAAAGATAAGATTTTATTAAGTAAATGACTTCAAGAATCAAAATTGATATTCCAAAAGACAATAATTCATTATTTGCTTCTATAGGATGGTATACAAAAGAATCGCATGAAGTAGTAAGACAGAATATTGTTACAGAGTTATCTACTTATAAGGAGGAATATATAGATTTTTTAAATGAAAATGTATCGTTTGAAGAATATATTGATAAAATGTCTAATATAGGTGTTCAGGGAGATAATACTACATTAATTGCTGCTTCTCAATATTATCAATTAAATATAAACGTTAATAATGATATTGTTATTATTGTTAAGGATGATGAAACTCCAGACTTATTTTTATGTAAAGAGGATAATTATTATTATGTTGAAACACAAGTTATAACTATTTTTGATGACCCTAAAAATTTTAATGTTAAACATCCATTAAATACTCCGTGGAGTTTGTGGACTTCTGTTAAAGCGGACACTAATAAAAAAGTGGTTGATTGGATGGATACAATTAAAAATATAATTACAGTAGATAGTATTGAAGATTTTTGGGGAATGTTTAATAATATTCCTCAAGCATCTACTTTAAATCATCCTTTTGATTATTATTTTTTTAGAAACAATATTCAACCTATGTGGGAAGACCCAGCTAATATAAATGGAGGGAAAATGACCCTAATGTTTAAAAAAACACGTGATGCAGAATTTATAGATAAAATCTGGTTATATTCTATATTAGGATGTATAGGCGAACAATTCGATGATAATATCTGTGGTGTAACTTTAAATATACGTAAACATCAAGACCGTATTAATG